CGCCCTCCAGATGTCCCAGAAGATCAAGGCCGCCAAGTCGACCTTTGCCGACGCCGTGATCAACGGTGACGAGGCTTCTTGGCTCGACAGCTTCGACGGCCTGGACAAGATCCTGACCGGCACCAGCACCGAGTTGGATTTCACCGCCGACGCGACCGCCGACGCGACCGCCGTCAACACCCGCGAGAAGGGCCTCGCCTTCATGAAGGTGCTCCGGCGCCTCATCTCGCGCATGGACGGCACCCCCGACGCGTTCCTGATGAACGCCGACGCGCTGTCGGCTCTCGAGTCGGTCGCCGAGTACGTGTCGGCCCTGACCACGATGGACGCGTTCGGCCAGAAGGTGTCGGCCTGGCGCGGCATCCCGTTCATCGATCTGGGCGAGAAGGCCGGTTCTGCCGACCCGATCATCCCGCTCGCGACCGGCAAGACCGACATCTACGCGGTTCGCTTCGGGCTCGACGGCTTCCACGGCGTCAGCGCGATGGGTGGCGACCTGGTCTGGTCGGCGCTGCCCGACTTCAACACCCCCGGCGCCGTCAAGACCGGCGAGGTCGAGATGGGACCGGTCGGTGTCGTGCTCAAGGCGACCCGCGCGGCCGCTGTCGCCCGCAACGTGAAGGTTGCCTGAGCTTAGCTCGGGCCGCCCGCACACTAGCAAGAGGAGCCAACCATGGCCAAGAACATCAAGTCCCCGATCTCGACCTACACCGGCACCCAACATATCGGCGGGGTGACCCTGGACTTCCGGGACGGAAAGGCCGAGGTCGGGGTTCTCACCGCCCCGGTCGAGGCGTACCTGAAGCGCCGCGGCTACGAGATCTCGGGCCGGAACGACGCCGACGCCAAGGCCGCGGCTGACGCCAAGGCCGCGGCTGACGCCAAGGCCAAGGCCAAGGCCGCGGCCGACGCCAAGGCCGCGGCCGACGCCAAGGCCGCGGCTGACGCGGGTGGTGTCCTGTGACCACCATCAGGGATGCCGCGGTCAACCCGCTTTCCAAGGACTTCTTGGAGCCGATCAACGCTGGCGCACCGCTCCCGCTCGGCGACCCGCACGGCCCGTTCGTCGTGAGCCCCGAGCTCCACGCGAACGAGGACGTTCGGCCGCTGGTGTCGGGTCTGGTGTCGAGCGACCCGGCCGTCCAGGAGGCCACTGAGAAGGCGAGCCTGGTCGCCGCCATGAACTTGCCGCAGGCGTTCGCCGCCACGACCGCGCTCGCCCTCGGCAAGCGCGTCGGGCTCGCCGACGGCAAGGTTCTGGAAGTCAGCGTGGCTGGCACCACCGGGGCCTCTGCCCCGGTCGGGCCGGGCTCGGTCGGCGGCACCGTCGTCAACGGCACCGCGACGTTCAAGCGGATCGCCTGAGCCATGCGCACCTATATCTCCCTGGAAGCATTCGCCGACGAGCTCGGTCTGGAGGTAGTCGATGACGCGATCGTCGACGACGCCACCGGGGCGCGAATGACTTCCAGGGGGATTGTGGCCGCGAGCCTCGCTGTCGACAGCTACCTCAAGAGCGCGGTCTACCGGGCCGACCCCGAGGGGTTCCCGCATGACGACTTCCTCCGGGACATCTTTGTGGAGGCCACGATGGCGCAGGCGATCGCCATCTGGGACAACGAGAAGTCCCGTCTGGCGGGGGTCGCCCTCAGTCCGCTCGGCAAGCCTCTTCAGAGCGCCAGCATCGGCGGGGCGAGCTACACCGTCGACCGAACCGCCGCAGGGGCTCAGATCGGATACCAGATGCCCGCAGACGGGGGCCTCTGCCTGGCGGCCTCGCAAATCCTCGACTCGGCCAACCTCACGACGTCGGTGATCGTCTATGGCTGAGGTCCCCCTCGCCTTCTTGGTGCACCGGGTCGACGTGAGCACCTACTCGGGTACTGGCGCGCTCGGCGACACGTTCGCGGCGCCGGTCGAGATCCCGTGCCTGATCGAGCAGACCCGCAGGCTTGTGCGCAGCCTGGACGGCGAGGAAGTGGTCAGCGAGGCGTCGATCGTCATGCGCCGCGAGTGGATTCCGACGTGCACCCCGAGGTCCAAGATCTCGTTCAACGGGCGCGACACCGAAATCATCGCGGCGTCCGACCGCAGTGACGGCGGCCTCGGCGCCTGGCAGCACCTCTCGATCGCGACGGGCTAGGGCCATGGCCGGCTGGGAAGTGACCGGCATCGCGGGCCGCTTGTCGGTGTTCGAGCGGGCGTTCCAGGGCGACGCGATTGAGCAAGCCTTGCGCGAGGTCGGCGAGTACATTCTCGAAGAGTCGAGCCGTCAGGTTCCTCTCGAGGTCGGCGACTTGCAAGACAGCGGCCGGGTAACGGTCGACGGGAACACCGTCGCGGTCAGCTACGATACACCCTACGCGGTTCGGCAGCACGAAGAGATGGACTATCGCCACGACGCGGGGCGCAAGGCCAAGTATCTCGAAGACCCCATGAACGCGGCCGCGCAAGGCCCTGCTCAGCGCATTATCGGCGAACGGCTCGGGAGGGAGTTCAAGTGACCTACGAGATCGAGCTGGTCACGGCGATCGCCGAGCTACTCGACGCCGCGGGCGTCTCCGAGTGGCAGTCGTCGGGCGCTTATGCGCCGACGGGTGGCCCCATCACCGTAATCCGCACAGTCCCTGACGTAGCGCGTGCCGTGGTCACCCTCTCCACATATCCGGTGCTCGACGCCTGGGGCTGGGACGACCACGTCACCGGGGTTCAGGTACGCACCCGCTACCCCGGAACCAACCCGCTCGACGTGGACCAACTCGACGACGCCATCTACCAACTCTTGCACGGCAGGCACGGCGCGCAGCTGGGGCCGCACCGCATTTCCAAGATCAGCCGCCAGTCCGGCGCCTCGCTCGGACCGGACGAGAACAAGCGCTGGGCACGTAGTTCCAACTACTATGTCCACGGGCCACGTAACTAGCAGGAGGACAGATGGCTGACACAGAGATGTACCGAGGCGACGACGAGATCTCGGTCCCCGAGGAGCTCGTCTCGGCAATGACCGGCCGCGGCTGGTCGACCGCCGAGAAGAACGCCGGGGAGAACCACCCCCCGATTGCCCCCGACAGCACCCCCGAGGGCGCGCCCGAGGGCACCACCACCGAGAAGAACGCCGGGGAGAACCACCCCCCGGTTGCCCCCGACAGCACCCCCGAGGGTGCGCCCGCGGGCACCACCAAGGCGCAAAGGAGCCGGTGACATGACCGTCACAAACCGCGAAACCCTCGGCGACGTAATCCTCAACGGGACCTGGTACGTCGACGTCAACACGGGAACCGTCGAAACCCCCACGTGGACGCCCGTCAACGGCATCTACGATTTCAAGGATTCGCTCGACTCGAAGTCCATCGACGTGTCCGACTTCAGCTCCGACGGCTGGGCCGACAACCAGAACGTCGGTAAGAGCTGGGGCCTGGACTTCAAGGTGTGGCGCAAGCGCCGCGCCGCGTCGGTTGCCTACGACCCGGGTCAGGAGTTCATCCGGCTCCAGAACGGCGAGTCGATCGGCGTCCGGTTCTACGAGATGTCGGGCGACGGCACCCTCACGACCGGCGACCCCCGCACCGAGGCATACTCGGGCACGGTGTCCGTCAAGTGGAGCCCCGACGGTGGCAAGTTCGACGACGGCCGTTCGGTGTCCGTCACGCTCACGGGCAAGGGTCGGCGCACGTCGATCACGCACCCCGACCCGAACGCGGCCTAGGCCCGCACCAGTACTCGGGGGCACCGCGTTGGGCTGAGCGCGGTGCCTCTGGGATCAGCCCACATCAGCCGCAGGAGGAAGCATGGCCTTCAAGAATGCAGACGCTTTCGGGTACTCGATCGCGCTGCCCGTACGCGGCCGCATCTACGTGATCGAGTCGCCCCCCGTCGATATCGGCCACTCGATCGTCAGCACGACCGTGATGGCGGGTCGGCTCAACGATCTCGGCTCGGCACTCCAAAGCCTGGCGCCCGACGATCCCGACCGACCGAAACTCGAGGGCCAGATCAGGGAGCTCGCCGAGGGGCTTGAGGTGCCTGACAACCTCCAGGGCGACTACTTGCGTAGCGTGCTGGGCGCGGCCTACGACGAGATGATCGAGAACAAAGAGCCATTCGAGCTGGTCAAGCTCGCGGCGTCGACCGTATCGGTCTGGGTCATCAACGGCCGCGAGGCCGCCGAGGACTTCTGGAACAGCGGGGGTCGGCCGCCCCGCCCTCGGAAGGCGCTGGGGGATCGGCGCCGGAAGAAGACGGGTACGTCGAAGTAACCGAGAACAACCCGGCAGGGTTGCCGCGCGTCTGGGTCCCCGAAGAGCGACGCGCGGCGGCGAGCCCGGCTAGCCGCTGGCGCGACATTCTTAGCCGGTGGTCGGCCATTAAGCTCGACATCCATGAGGTGTTCGGCGTAGACCTGGACGACCCCGACGTGCGCGCCCGCAAGAGTTGGGGCTGGGCGATCGCCAGGATAGAGGGTCTGCTGACGATGCCGTGTAGGCTGATCACGCCGGGCGGAAAGGCTCGCCCGGCCAACAGACTTCAGGCAACGTACTGGCCCGAGTAGGGGAGGCAACCGTGGCGCTCAACCTCGGCGAGATTTACGGCCAAGTAGGGTTGGACACCGGCCCGCTGAGCGCGGGGTTCGCCAAGGCCCGGTCGATGCTGTCCGACTGGGGCCAGCAGATGTCCAAGAAGTCGGACGACGACGGCAAAGAGGCCGGGTCGAAATGGACGACAGGCTGGCGGGGGGCCGCCCTTATCGGGGCGGGCACCGCGGGGATTGCGGTCGCCTCGGTGATCGTCGGCTCGGTCGTGCGGGGCATGAACCTGGAGCCAGCTGTCGACAAGATGCGCGCCCAGCTGGGTCTCAGCGAGGGGCAGGCCGCGCTGATCGGCAAGGCCGCGGGGCAGGCGTACAAGAACAACTTTGGCGCGAGCCTGGAGGAAGTTACCGCGGCCGCGGGCATCGTCGTGTCCAGCATGAAGGACATGAAGAACGCGACTGTCGGCGAGATCCAGGACATGACCGAGAAGGTCATCACGCTGAGCGACCTGTTCGAGATCGACGTGGGCCGGGCCGCGCAGGTAGCGGGCCAGATGGTGAAGTCGGGGTTCGCCAAGACGTCGACCGAGGCGATTGACCTACTGACCGCCAGCTTGCAGAAGGTACCCGCGAACGTCCGCGAGGACATCATGGACGCCATCGACGAGTACGGCCCCTTCATGAAGAACCTCGGCTTGTCGGGGCAGGAAGCGATGGAGCTCCTCGTCAAGGCTTCTGAGAAGGGCATGTACGGCATCGACAAGACGGGCGACGCGCTGAAGGAATTCACGATCCGGGCGACCGATATGTCCAAGGCGACCGGCACCGCGTACGGCACGCTCGGGCTCAACCAAGAAAAGATGACGAACGCACTGCTCGCCGGGGGCGACAAGGGCAAGGCCGCATTTGACAAGATCGTCGGCGGCCTGCTCGGCATGAAGGACCCCGCGGCGCAGTCCCAAGCGGCGCTCGCCTTGTTCGGTGTCCCACTCGAAGACATGAACGTCAACGAGATCCCGCAGTTCCTGAAGGGCCTGAAGACGGGTACCGGCGAGCTGAACAACTTCAAGGGCGCGACCCGCGACGCGGCCAACGTGATGGGCGATAACGCGCAGGCGAACATCAGCACCTTCATGCGAACGCTGGAGGTGTTCGCGGTCGACACCATCGGTAACAAGGTGCTGCCCAAGGTCAACGAGTTCACAGCCTGGTTCGCCCAGAATCTTCAGCCCGCGCTGGAGGGCGGCGTCAAGAATCTCGAAGGGTTCGGCAAGTGGGTCCAGGACAACACCGGATGGCTTCTCCCCCTCGGTACCGCGCTCGTGGTCGTCGCGGCCGGGCTCGGGGCGATCGCGGCCGCGCAAGCCGTGGTCGCCGGGGGCGGGCTAATCGCGTTCATCGCGAACGCGGTGAAGTCGACTCAGCTCTGGACCGCGGGGCAGTGGTTGCTCAACGCGGCACTGACGGCCAACCCGATCGGCCTGATCGTCATTGGGATCGCGGCCCTGGTAGCCGCGTTCATCGTGGCGTACAACAGCAGCGAGGACTTTCGGAACGCGGTCAACGGCGCGCTCGAGAAGGTGCGCGGGGCCGCGCAGGCGGTCGCCGACTGGTTCACCGGCCCGTTCGCCAAGTTCTGGGTCGACCTTTGGAACGCCTGCTCGCGCAACGTGACGGGCTTCTTCGAGACCGTCAGCCGCATCTGGAACGACCTGACCGGGTTCGTCGACCGCAAGGTGAACGACCTGGCAAACGGGGTCAAGGGCGGTTTCGAGAACGCCAAGAAGTGGGGCGAGGACGCCATGAACGGCCTGTTCACGAACGGCCGCAAGGGGTGGGACGCCTTCCAGTCGTACCAGGGCCGCTGGAACGAGGCCTACGGCAAGCTTCTGCGGGGCGACTTCAAGGGGTTCGCTAAGGACGTCGAAGGTATCTGGGGCGACCTGACCAAGGGCCTCCAGAAGACCTGGGAGGGCTTCCGTAAGGGCGTCGCCGACATCTGGGACAAGCTGCCCGCCGACATCAAGGCCCCCATTCGCCAGGCCGTCTCGTGGATCAACGACACCTTCATCGGCGGCATCAACGGCATGCTCGGCAAGCTGAACATCTCATGGCGAATCCCACAGATCCCGGGTTTCGCCGAGGGCGGGTACACCGGCCACGGTGGCAAGTATGAGGCGGCCGGGCTCGTGCACCGTGGCGAGGTCGTCTGGTCCCAGGAAGACGTAGCTGCCCACGGCGGACCGCAGGCGGTCGACGACATGCGGCGCAAGCGAGGCGACTCCCTCACGAGCGCCAAGACCGGCGATCTCGAGGACGGGTTCGCCCGGGGCGGCATCGTGCCGAACGCGCGGCAGGGCTTCCGCGGGTACAACCCGGCCTTCCTGGCAGCCGCGAAAGCTTGGGCCGCCGCGTCGGGGCGCACGTGGCGCATGACCGGCAACGGTGGCGCCCGATCGTTCGCTGATCAGCTCCGGGCCTGGAACTTGTACAAGGCCGGCAAGGGACCGCTAGCGGCCAATCCGTACAAGGGCGGGCCGCACATGATCCCGGGCAACGCCATGGACCTCAACCCGCACCCGCGGGGCAACCCGCTACTCCGGGCTTTTGGGCTCGGCACCCCGGTTCCGTCCGAGGGCTGGCACCTCGGGTGGGCCGGGGGCGGCCGCAGAGGCGGAGGCCCCGCGACTGGGGGCGGGGGCGGAAGCTTTGATTTCGGCCTCGGCGCCATGATCAAGGGCCTGCTACGGCGCATGAACGTGGCCGAGCCGTGGGAGTCGGTCATCGAAACCTCCCTGAAGCGGACGCCCGAGGCGATCTTCAAGAAGGCCATCGGCGGGTTCAGCATGGGAACCGACTACGCGCCCTCTGGTGTGTCGTCGGTCGCCGAGAACGGCGCGGAGCTCGTACTCGGCAAGTCCCTCCGCGCGTTCAGGGGAGGTGAGCGCGTCCTCAATGCCTCTCAGACGTCCAGCGTGCTCGGCGGGGGCATTACCCCGGAGGACATCCGCAAGGCCCTAGAGGGGCTCCGCGTCGATATCGCGAACGGCCGTATCTTCTTTGACGAGAACATGGCTCGGCACGACGCTAAGCTGAACGTGGAATCGCACCTTGTCGGCGCTGGAGGGAGGGCCTAATGCCTGGAGGTTGGGGGTCATCCAAGAACGGCATCCGGATCGGCGTCTTCTGGGACGGGGTCGAGTACAACGGTGACAAGAGCCAGGCTCGTATTACCGACGCCCGCATCACGATCGACCGCAACGTCAACATCAACGACAGCGCCAACAACCTGTCTTGGTCGGGCGGGGCGGTAACCGACGGCAGCGACGCCAACATCAACGTGGATGGCTCGGGCGAGGAGCGCATCAAAAACGTTTCGGCCCAGTGGCAGGATCTGTCCTACACGGCTACCACCACGGTCCATTTCGAGGCCTCGTTCTCGGGCGTCAACTACGCGGGCGGCACCCTGACCGCCGACAAGACGGTCACCTTCTCGAAACGGCCCATCAGCATCCCGGCCGCCCCGAGTGCGCTCGGGGTGTCGGGTGCCGGGTCGAGTCGCACGTTCAACTGGACGCTGACGAACACGACCGCGGCGCCGGTCGCCACCACCGAGCTCTACCGGAGCCTGAACGACGGCGCCTTCCTGAACGTCGGCAGCGTGGCCTATCCGACCGCCTCGGTCACGGTCAGCGGCCTACCCGACAACTCGAAGATCATCTACCGATTCTACACCAGGAACAGCGCGGGGCAGTCAACCACCTACGTCCAGAGCGCGGCGATCTACACGACCCCGGCCGCGCCAAGCGGGCTCGCGGCGGCCAAGCAAGGCGACGGCTCAATCAAGGTCACGGGCAGCGACAACTCAGCCTACGAAACCGGCTTCCAGATCCAGGACAGCCCCGACGGGGCGACGTGGGAAGACGCCGTTGCTTCAACCCCGAGTCTGCCGTGGGTGCAGGTGTCCCCGAACGCCGCGATCACGCATCGCTATCGGGCGCGCGCGCTCGGGCCGGGCGGGCTCGCCTCGGGCTGGTCGAACGTCTCGAACATCGTTCAGCTACTTGCGGCTCCGAACGCGCCGACGAACCTCGGTCCGACGTCGGCCAAGCCGCCCACCGAAGAGTTCACCCTGTCCTGGTCGCACAACCCCGTGGATTCGTCCCCCCAGACTCAGCGGAACGTGTCGTACGTGTTCTCGACCGACGGGGGCGCGACATGGAGCGCGGCCGCGGACCTGTTCAGCGACGGGGCCTCGGTTCAGTCGTATGCAGTTGCGGCGGGTACGTTCGGCCCGGGCCTGCTCAAGTGGAAGGCACGCACCAAGGGTTTGCACGCCGACTGGAGCCCATTCTCGGCCGAGTCGGTCGTCCCGCTCACGCCGCGCCCCACGACCACCATCCTCGGCCCAGCTTCCCCGCTCAACTCGTCCCGCTTGGTGGTCGAGCTTGGCTACGCGGACGACTACTCGGCGCAATCGAGCGCCACGGTTCGGGTCTACAACGACACGACAAACGCGCTCCTGCTGAGCCGAGCCGAGTCGGGAGCCGGGTTGGAGTTCGACTTCTCGGACACCCCGCTTCTAGAGGGAACGTACCGTATCGAGGCGTCGACGACGAACGGCGCCGGGCTCAGCTCGGCCGTGGTCACGTCGACGCTCGTTATCGAGTACCTCCCCCCGGTGGCGCCCGAGGTCTTCTCGACCGCGTGGGACGAAGCCTCGGGGTCGCTTTCCCTCTCCACTACCAATCCCCCCGGGGATGGCGTGGTGACGGTCGATACCGTGGCTCAGGCCCTCTATCGAGTGATCGACGGTGTGCGCGAGCTCGTGGCAACGTTCGACCCGGACGCGTCGTATCTCGACGAGACCCCGGTCACGGACGGGCCGGAGTACGTGCTCGTGGCGTGGTCGGCTGACGGCGCAACCACGGAACTGAGCTTCGTGGTCGGCCCGGAGCCACTGGTGCAGCGGTGGGTTTACCTGAACAAGCCGAGCGCTCGGGCTCGATTCCGGGCGGGGGTCCAGCGCAAGCGGTCCGCCAGTCTGGCCCAGAGCGTCGACAACTACGCCGGACGCCCCGAGGCCGTGAGCACGTACGGGGAGGCGGTTCGCGAGGGCTCGGACTTCAGCATGGTGCTGCTCCTTGCCGAGGGCACCGACTGGTCCCAAATCCGGCGCGTGGTCCTGACCCCTGGCGACGCCGTAGTGCGCACCCCCGACGGGCTCCGGTTCTACGCTTCTATCCCTTCTTCCGACGCGACCGACTCGGACCTGGTCTATCAGCAGGCGTCGATTACCGTCGTGCATGTGGGGCCGTGATGGACTATACCGCTTCCGGCGTCCAGCACCGAGTGACGGTCGACGTGCTCGACCGGGTGAGCCGCGCCACGCTCGGGCAACTCCCCGGGGTTTCAGGGTTCAGCATCGAGAAGAACCTCTACAACGAATACCGGTGCGGCGGGTCGATTGACGTTGACCTCCAGACCCCCGTCGCCTGGCGCAAGTCGCTGATCAGGATCTGGCTCACGCTGGAGCTCGGAGGCGAGGTCGAACGGCACCCCCTCATCACGGGCCTGCCGACCGTGGCGGGGGACACCCAAACCGACACGGTGCTGACTCTTCAAGCCGTTCTGAAGGACACCACAGCGTTCCTCGACGACACGCTCGGCAGCACCCGGGCGTATCCGTCGGGCACCGTCGTCACGACCGCCCTGAAGGAGATCTTCACGGAGCTCGGCATCGCCGAGGCGTACGTCGAGCCGAGCGCGGGAACGCTGAGGTCGGACGCCTCATGGCCCCCAGAAGCGACGTACCGGAAGCTCGTCAACGAGATGTCCGCCACGCTCGGGTACGCGGCCGTCTGGTCGGACAGCATGGGAGTTCTATACGTGCAGCCTTACCAAGACCCGAGCGAGCGGGCGGAGGTGTTTCAGCTCGGGTGGGGTGAGCGATCGGTCACACTGCCCTTGGTCAGCCGCGAATACCCCGACGAGATGCCTAACCATTTCGTCCTCTACACGGGTGACGAGAACCCGCTGATCGCCGAGGGCTGGAACACCGACCCCGCGAGCCCCTACAGCACCGTGAACCAGCGAGTGGTCCCGTACCCGGGCGGCCAGGTCGACGCGACGGACCAAGCCTCGCTGGACCGGCAACTCGCGGTCGTCATGGCGCAGAACCGCGACGGCGCCCACACGTACGAACTTTCGCACCGCTGGTTCCCGCTCGACCCGACTCGGGTTATCGAGCTACAGTCCGCGGGCCGACTGAGGACCCCCGAGTACCGCTGGCGGGGCGTCGCCGTGAAGGAACCTCTAGATGTGAAGGTAAGCGTCGTGCAGCAATCATTCTCGTGGTCGAAAGGGGAGCCCGTCAGCCCGGTTAGCACCAGGCTTAGGGGCGCATGAAATGAAAACTTCCACCGTTCGACGGATCGTATCGAGCATGCTTTCCGCCCTCGAAATACCGTCCCTCCGGTGGGCGGACGTAACTCAGGAATCGCCGCTTCGTGTGAAGTACGCGTCGGAGCCCGCGCTATCCATCACTCCGACTTTCTTGGGGCCGAGGCCATCGGTTGGGTACAAAGTCCTCACGGTACGTTGGGGCACACGCATTGTTGTTCTTGGATCTAACGAGGAAGTGGGTAGTTTGGTGAAGGTAACGAACTGGGCAAAGGGCGACGGCTCGACAAACGACACGGCCGCCATCCAGTCGGCGATCACAGCCGCAAACGGCAAGAAGACGGTTTACTTCCCACCGGGAACATACATGGTCAACGGCGCGGTCGGGGTGCAGCTCAATATCGCCAACACCCGGCTTCAGCTGGCTTCTGGCGCGATCATCAAGGTGATCCCGAACAACCTGACGAACTACAGCATCCTCAACGTGACCTCCCCTGACTGCACAATCGAGGGCGGCACGGTCGAGGGCGACGTCACCACGCACACGGGCTCCACCGGTGAGTGGGGCCACGGCATCAACGTGCATGTGAACGCGCACCGCACGAAGATCCGCGACGTCCTGGTCAAGCGGTGCTGGGGTGACGGGATCTACATCGGGGGCGACGGCGCTGTCCAGGACGTCATGCTGTCCCGCGTCACGTGCGACGCGAACCGCCGGAACGGCTGTTCCGTGATCGGGGGTACTCGGTTCGTTGCCAACGACTGCCGGTTCATCAACACGGGCACGCTCGGCTTCACCGCCCCTGGAGCCGGTATCGACCTGGAGCCGAATAGCTCCGGGTACAACATCCTGGAGTTCCAGGTCCAGGGCTGCATTGCGAACAACAACACCGGCCCCGGAATCAGCATCGTGCGGGCCACGGGCATGACGGTGCGCGGCAAAGTGAACGACTGCACCATGACAGCCAACCTGACCTACGGGCTCCTGATCACGGGCGGGGCGGGCTCTATCGCCGCGAGCGTGAACGGGTGCACGATGTCCTACAACACGCTCGGGGGTTCCTACCTCGGTGCCCCTGGTGGGAAGCTCCAGAGCTGCCATCTGTACTCGAACGCCCGGAACGGTGTCTGGGCCGTTGCCGCAGTTGAGATGACCGGGTGTGTGCTGGGCTTCAACTCGTGGTCTGGGGTCCTGCTCGACACGGGCTCGGACAACTCTACTATCGTCGGGAGCGTCATCGGAACCTCGGGCGGCGCGGCCGCGACCACGTACCACGAGCTGGACATCAAGAGCACAGGGCTGAGGATGGCGGGCAGTGAGCTACGGCCGTCGGCGTCGGGCAACCGGGCGATCAACGCGATCAACGTCCAGGCGACCGCGACGGGCGCCGTGTTCAACGGGGTCGGCGCGAGCGCGGGCACCGTAGGCAAGATCGCCGCGCAGGCGGACACGGTGCAGTCCCCGGATATTACCTGAGGGTACTGTGGTCGATGTGTCCGACCCCCTCCTGCCCACGATGTCGCGGTGGTATTACCGGAAACCGTGGACCAGGACGCTCATGTTTCTTTACTGCCTCATGTGCAGCGTTGTGGGTCTTATCGGGTTGTTCGACCGCCCCTCGCCCGCGATCGAGAACCAGATGGGTTACTACGCGGTTCTTCTGTACTCGTCCACCCTGCTCGTGTCGGGCCTTATCGGCTCGCTCGGCATCTTCCGAAGCATCAGGGCGACAGTCGTGTCTGTCTGGGCCATGGCAGCCGCGACGTTCTTCCACGGGGCGGCTGTTATCGCGCAGGGCAACCCGCAAACGGGCCTCCGGCTGATGATCGCCCCGCTGATGATGGTGCCGCTCGTTTGGGCGTGGGAGCAATGGCTCACCATGATCAAGCACGTAATCCGCTTGCCGTGGCCGAAATGGCGGCGGGATCGGGATGATTGAGAACATCGGGGTTATCGTCGGGTGGGTCGGCCTGATCGCGTCTGCCTTTGGTGGCATAGTGCTGGGCATCCGAGCCCTTATCCGGGGGCCGAAGGAGGACCGCGTCCTCGAGATGGATTTGCAAGAGCGCGAATCGGCCTACGCCGACAAGGTGATCAAGCGGTTCGAGGAGCGGCTCGAACGGGCCGAGCAACGGGCCGAGCGCGCCGAGCAGCGGGCCGCCGACCTGGCGCCTCGGGTCGCCGACCTGGAGGGCAAGCTGATGCAGGCCCTGGTCACGATTGAGGAAATGGTGGCCGCTGTTCCGGCCCCGACCAACATTAAGCTCCCAGCCTGGATCTTCGACTGGGTCCACCGCGAGAAGCGCCACTAGCCCGAGCTATGCTATGGGGCATGCCATCAGCCACAGACCCGCGAGCTCACAGCTACTGGATTAAGGTCGACTCGGCCGGGCACCAGCTACGCGCTGACGCCGCCGCGTCGTATCTGCGCATGATCGCCGCGGGTATGCCCGCGAACGGCGTTCAGGTATTCCGCCGCACGTGGGACGCTCAGGCCGCCCTCCGGAAGCGGTACCTCCGGGGGGTCGGCCCGATCGCCGCGGTACCGTCGTGGGGGGCGCCGCACATCCAGGGGGTCGCTTGCGACTTCTACACCCCCTCCGGAGCCGCGTTCCTGTGGGCCATGGGCGGCATGAAGGGGAACCCCGCACTCGCCCCCCGCTCGACTGACGATTCCGGCGCTCGGGCTCGGGCGTACGGCTGGTACCGAACCGTGCCGTCCGAGCGCTGGCACCTCCAGTATGACCCCAAGAAGGACACCAAGGCGGCCGCCGACCTGGCGAGGCGGCTGAAGGTGCTCGGGTACACCGGGCTGAAGTCGTTCCAGCGCGCGAACGGTCTGGCGGCCGACGGGGTGGCAGGCAAAGCGACGTGGTTCAAGCTGCTGACCGATCCCAAGCCCGCCACCCCGGTACCCGCCCCGGTGCCGGTGTCGCCCGACCGTGACTTCCGGTTCGTCCAGGTCAACTGGGAGGCCGACCGGTTCGGCGACGACGACAACGAGACTACCTCGGTGCAGGCCGACTGGGCGGCCAAGGAACTGAAGTTCTCGCTCAGCACCTTTCAGGAGCTGCCCGAGCGAGCCCGTAAACCGTTCTACGCTCACTACGGTGGGGAGACCAAGGCATACGTGCTGAACTACCTCGGCGTGATGGCCCGGGCCTCGCAGTGGACGTTTCAGAAGCGCGCAGTGGTCCTGTTCGACGACAAGGGCATCCACGGTGCGGTTCGGGCGACGCTTCTCGAGCCGAAGACCGGCCACGTGATCGACGTGATCAGCGTGCACGTGCGCCCGCTCGCCTCGGCCAAGAACACCGCGGCCAAGCTGGGCGACGTGCGCAAGGCCCTCGGCCTGGTGCGCAAGGGCGTCCCCACCATCTTTGCGGGCGACCTGAACACCGCGGCCGCGCGAGCGGTAGTGCTCGGTGCCGGGCTCGGGTTCAAGATGGTCACGCCCGACGAGGACACCGTGGTCAAGTCGGGCGTGCAGAAGCTCGATATGGTCGCCGCCACCCCGGAGTTCATCACCCGCAAAGTGACCAAGGTTCGTAACCCCCACTCGGACCACTATCTGTGGCTCTGGCAAGGCACCCTCCCCAAGAATCTCAACTGAAAGGTACTACCAATGAAGAACGAACCCCTGGTGACCACGGCCACCATCACCGCGGGCACGACGGCCGTTCTGGCGCTTCTCGTCGCGTTCGGCGTCCCCCTCAGCGAGGCCCAGCAGATCGCCATCCTGGGCGTGGCAGCTGTCGCGGCCCCGCTCGCGGTCGCGGTTGTGGCTCGGCGCCTGGTCACTCCGAACGGCAGCGTCGTCGAGAGCGTCGACCCGGGCGGAACGGTCGTAGCTGGCGAGGCCAACGAACTTCCGACCGGCACCGAGATCCGGGAGCTCGGCGACTCGATGGAGACCGAGCCCGACGCCATGATCGTGGACAACCCCTACGACACCCCCGAGGGATAGGCCCACACAAGTACAGCGGCCCCCGCCCATATCCCGGGCGGGGGCCGTTCAGACGTTCTCAGCGGGTGGTGTACGACATGTACCCCAGCCAAATCAGAGCCGACACGAGTAGGGCTACCACCAAGTGGATATGGCCCAGGCACATGACCAGGAAGCAGGCGGCCGCGAGGGCCAGGCCCTGGAGGCTGGTGCTCCTCATGACCACAACTCCTCGACCCCGGGCAGCTCCACCGTCGGGCTTTCCCAGACCCCGGCGCGGTAGGCCGCCCGCCAGCGGGCTACGTGCAGGAAGTCGTAGAACAACCCGTCGGGCCTGCGGCACCAGCGGCCCGGGGAGACCCGGCACTTGGGGCACGGCACCATTGTTAGTCTGCCCACAACCTCAGCCCCCTCAAGGTCGGTGCTCGCGGCGGCCGGGTGGCTCTTGATCCGTTCCAGGATGTTGCGGTAGGTCACCCGCGAGGGGCAGCCGTACTGCCCCTTGCGCTGCGCGGCGGTCCTCATGCCGCCACCTCCTGCAGCATGAGGGCCATGGCCCGATCCTTGGTCGAGGGATCGAAGATCGAGCGCTCGGCGCGGGCCAAGCTCACGTCATCGTTACGCACCGGGGCGTAGTGCTCGGCCCACTCGGTGAGAGCGTTGAACCCGGCCCACACCGTTTCCCGGATGCCGCTATTGGTGTTCGACACCGAGAACAGGTCGAGGATGTCGGCGATCTTGTCGTCGGCCTTGGTGTGCGCTGCCTTGCCCGCGTCGTCGGCCGCGCCAAACTCGGCCGCCAGGATTTCTTCGAACCGGGCTTGCGTCAGCGTCGTGTCGGCCATTTTCTCGGCGATCTGGTTGAACTCGTCCAGGTAGATGAAGGTCTTGTCGAGCAGCCCGAGCACCTCCTCGCGCAGCCGGGCCACGGCGTGCCGGGTGTGCCGAACCTTGATGATGCAGGAGTTGTCGCCGAGCGCGACGTTGAGCATGTTCATGCACGCGAACCGCATCGGGGTGACCATCAGGATGTTGGCCGCGCCGTCGTGGCTGTTGATACCGGCCACGTAGTTGTCAATCAGGTCGACCCCGCCGACCCGGTAGTGACCGGGCAGCTTCATCGTGATAAAGGTGCGGCGGCCGCCCTTAGCGATACCGGCCGTCTCGAAGGTGGCCCCGGCCTCGGTGGCGAACAGATCCATGATGGCGATCTGGTCCTCGTTCTGGATCGTGGTGTGCGCCCGGCCCACGTCGCCGAGGTAGCCGAGGCCGCCCTCGGGGCGATCGAACAGCACCGCGCGGCGGTCGGGCATCTCGACGCGATCGCCGGTGATGGGGTCGACCGCGTACGCCGGGGCCTTGCGAATGTTCCAACCGGCGAGGCCCCCGGCCTCGAGGGCGTCGGCCGCGCTTGTCGTCGACAGGAGCGGCGTGCCGAGCGTGTTGAAGGCGTCGAGCCGGGTGATGGTGGAGCTGGTCATGGTGGCAACCTTTCGGGTAGGTGTTGTTGCTAAGGGCAACTATACACGGGTGTCTGGACAAACGCAACACCCCCGGCCGAACTCGGCCGGGTCGGGGGTTCAGCGGGCGACGGTGGTGGTGATGGCGGCGCAGGGATCGCAGAGCCAAGCGATGGTCGGCCAGCGCTTACCAGGCTTCTTTACCTGGACTCGGGTGGCGCCGTCGGTGGCGATGCTGTGGCTGTCACACCGAGTGCAGTTGGGGACAGCCGGGTAGCTGGTGCGGGTGACGTGGTAGCGGAGCATTTCGGTGGCAACCTTTCGGGTAGGTGTTGTTGCTAAGGGCAACTATACACGGGTGTCTGGACAAACGCAAACCCCCGGTCGAACTCGGCCGGGGGTATTTCGCGCGGGGTTCAGAAGAGCAGGCCGATCCACGACTCGCGGGTGACGAAGACGGTCGCCTTGCCGTCGTTCGCCACATAGAGCAGCGTGTTCATGTCGGCATCGAGCGCGGTGATCCACTTGGCACCGACCCGGCGAGCCGCGACGGTGCCCTTGACGCCACCCTTCTTGTCCTGCAGGACGAGCCCGGGGGCCACGAAATGAGCTCCGATCTCGACCCACTCGGCGTTGATCGCCTCGGCCTCGTCCTCGGCCTCGGCCTCGGCGTACTCGCTGAACTCGTCAGCGGTCTCGGTGTCGGGCGTATCGAGCAGCGACGCGACCTCGCGAGCCTCGGCGTCCATGACGCGGATGTTGTGCGACTTGGAGGCCTTCTTGCCGGTCGCGCCGACGATGCAGGGCACGCCCGCTTCGGAGAAGCAGGCGCGGCAGACGACTGCGAGGACCTCGGGGGTGATGTTGGTGCTTGACATGGTGGCAACCTTTCGGGTAGGTGTTGTTGCTAAGGGCAACATTACACGGACCGTTCTTGCTTTGCAAGCTTCTGCAGACGCGACTTGACAGCGGCCCACGTGCGGCCGACCTCGGCGGCCACCAACTCCAACGGCATGCCCGAGGCCCGGAGCTCGACCACCCTGATATCGTCGGCCGTGCTCCACGGCAGGTACTTCAGCGAGGCCCCGGCGAGCGAGCGACGGTTCCGGGCTCGGGCGAGCTCCTCGACCTTGCTGGAATGGTCGGGCGGGTGCACCCGGCCGGGACAGATGGAATGGCCGTCGGAGCACCGGTGGAGTGGGGTCGGGGTAGCCGGGTCGTGCATCCTGGTGCAGGCGTGCCACCGGCCGTTCCTGGACTGCCACGTGAAGGTACACCGCTGGCGGGTCATCGGCGCGCCAAGAACACGAGAAGGAGTCCCAGCATGCCAAGCGCGAGCACCAGCAGCACGGCCGCGGCCACCGCGCTGACCCGTAGCACGCGGCGCATCAGACGTGCCTCGCGGTCCCGTTGTGGGCCGCCCACGTGCGCCGCACGTTGCGGTTCATCTTGGCCTCGACGGCGTCCACCAGATCGTTCCAGTCGTACCCGAACGCCCGGACGAGCATCGTGACGACGATCACCACGTCGGCGGCCTCGGCGAGCACCTTCTCGGCCTGGATGGCTCCGCCGGTTGCCCGTACCTCGTCGACCAACTCGTCCAGCTCCTCATGGAGCTTCTCGAGTTGGGCCTCAGCGTCGAGCCGGTCGGGGTTGATTGCGTCCAGCTTGGCGGCCAGGGCGTCGAATAGGTCGTTCATCATGGTGTTCCCTTTCATCGTGGCTGTCCCGCGGTCGCGAGCAGGTACTTCTTGAAGGTCGGTCTCGGGTTGTGCGTCTTGTCCTCGGCTAGCTCGGGGCCGTACATCATCGTCTCGTACTCGGCAGCTTGCCACCAAGCTTGAGCCTCGGCCCAGTAGATCTCCATCCAGCGGGCGAACCTCACCCGTCGGGCGCGCTCGGCCACCGAGGTAGCCGGGCGCGCCCACCGGATCACCGGAGCTCACCCCCTGCCAGGGTGTGCGACCGGCCATCGGTGCGGCCCTCAGCGTAGCCGCTGCGCGGGGTTGTGGTGCGGCGGGTCGACCGGACCGTGTGCTCCCCGTGAATGGTGTTCTTGATCTCGACCTCGCGTGAAACCAGAACCAGCGCGCCGGGGCTTGACTGCTCGACGGCCTGCGATCGCTCGGCGATCTGGTCGGCGATGCCACGGCAGAACCCGGCCAGGTACCCGCGGTCCCACGAGAACTTGTCGCTCGATTCCCAGCTGGACCAGTCGGTTGATTTGCGCTGGCGCAGTAGCCCCGCGTACGCACCCCGCCAGATCATGGGGACGACGCGCCCGAGGTAGTCGAGCTCCGTCTTGGGACCGTAGATCCAGAAACCATGCTCGCGGGCGTCCAGCAGCATATCGACCCGGCCGCGCATGGCCCGAACGACGGTCCAGGTCCCGACCTTGCCCAGATGGTTCCAGAAGCCCTTCGGCGCCGCGGCGGTCGAGTCGTAGTCGATATAGATTTTCTCGATCGGCTCGGCCTTCTTCCCGGTGTCGGTCGCGGCAAGCTCGGCACGGTCGATCGCGTGCCTCAGCATCAGCTCATCGGCCTTGGCGAAATACGCGGCCGCCTCGGCGTCGGTACTGGCGCCCTCGGCCTTGGCGAGCAGGGCCGAGATACGGGTGTGCATGGACATGCGGTGCTCCTTCGGGTAGTTGCTAGGGGCAACACTACACGGTCAGGGCTTGGTCGACAAGTGCCACTTCCCACACGGACAGCGGTACGGCCGGAACGGGGTCCCGAAGATCTTGGACTGCCCGATCGCCTGCCTGATCGCCTGTCGGTTCGACCGGTACGCCTTCTTGCCCGGGGTCGGGCAGCGCACGACTCACACCGCCCACGGCGCCGAACCGGTGGTCACCCGGCCGTCGCGAGCCAACCGGCGCCAGTCGAGCGAATGCCATTGCGGCCGGTCGATCAGGTCATACTTGGTCTTCACGTACGGGCCGAGGGGGTCGGCCATCAAGTGATCGTGCTCGGCCTGCCGCAGTCGCGGCGCCGACTCGGGTGTCCGAATGACCGAGTCCGTCTCGCAGTCGAGCGAGTTGCCGATGATGCTCGGCACCTTGATTACCGACCCGCCCGCGTTCAGGATCTGGACGACCGCCCCGATATCGTCGCCGTGGTCGTTCCAGCGGGCCAGGTCGAGCCCGCCAGTCGCCTCCAGGAACCGCCGCACGTGCCAGGCTTGCGCGAGTCCCGGGTTGCCCCCGAGGTTGACCTGATAGCGGGCCTCGCTCGCGGCCGGGGTGCGGTTCGCGTTCTGGTTCTGGTGGCTCGAGATCATGGCCGAGGGCACCCGCTCGAATGCCTCAAGCGAGGCGACCACGAACAGCATGAACACCCCCAGGAAGAACTCCTCCCTGCGGCCCTCGACCCGACCGGCGAATGCTCGGCTAGCCCGGCCGGGCTCGGCGCCCCACAGGACACTGAGAAGCGTGAGATCGTCATCTAGGACGATGGCGTGGTCGTGCCCCAGCACGTCGGCCGTGTCGAGCGACCATTGCCGGGCTCGGCCGACCCCGAGGTTCCGGGGTCCGAAGCTCTCCGGGATGGGCAGCAGCACCCGGCGCCCATGGTGCCTCTGGTACTCGGCCATCTCGTGCTCGGCGACTACCAGCACCCCCGGCATCTCGTTCAGCACCGGCAGCGTCTTCAGCGTCCGTACGCGGCCCGCCCGAGCGTGGCTTATGACGTACACCGGGGGCAGCAGGTCGAGCCGCTGGGCGAGGCTGAACACCAAGTCGAACTTGGCGTCTTGGCTGTCCTCGTGAAGGTCGAGCGACGGGAGCATCATCGGTCCTGGTTCACGTAGTTGCTGGTCGGCTCGGCCCCGCCCCACAAGGCCCGCTTCATCTCGGCGTTACGCTTCTGGGTCGACTCCCACTCGTCGAGCGTAAGGTTCCAGGCCGCCCAGAGCAGCCGGGACACCAGCACGCGACGGATCTGGATATCGGGGGTGGCCAAGATCTCCTCAAACAGAACGCGGGCCTGCCCGATCGTGTACGCCTGGTACTCGGTCTTCTCGAGCAGCGACAGCGCGCTCCTGACGACCTCGTCCTCGGTGCGCCGGTCGGTGCCGTCTTGGCGCATCCATCGCTGGTACTTGATCAGGTAGATCGTCAGGTCCATCAGGGTGTCGAGCGCGGTCTCGTCCTCGTCGCTCGCGCCGAGCCGGTCGACCTTGCGGGCGACGTTCGCCTGGATGGACACAAACTCGCCGCGCTTCTTCCAGGAGTCGCCGTAAGCCTTGTCCTTGCGCTGGTGTAGGTCGGCCATACACCGGGCGATCTCGGTGCGCAGCTGGGGCGCCGGGGGCAACGGTCGGCCTGGGCTGTTGCGAGCCCCCCACGGCAGGGCGGTGTCTTCAAGCTCGGCGAGGTAGGTTTCCCGGCCCGACCACCAATAGGCCAGGACCATGAGCCACGAGCGCAGCATGGGGTCCTTAACGCTGCCCTCGATCACGGCCGTGTGGTCGTGGTCAGGTGTCGTGCGCAGAGTGTTCTCGATCTCGAAGAACTTGATGAGTTCTCCGTCGAGCTGCCCGATGTTGTCGAGATCGAAGCGGGGCGGGGTAACGCCGATGTTGGCGGTCGGGCTGGACGCGATCGCCTCGGCCTTCTTGTAATGCCGTTCGTATAGGTGCAGCGACGTGATCGAATACGTGATCGCCCCCATCTCGAATCCGGTTAGCCGGGCGACTACCTCGAGAAGGACAGACCACTCGAACTGATTGACGCCCGACCACCCCCAGATCAAGTCATTGCTCCTGGTCACGACGTGCAAGTGCAGCGACTCGCCTCGGGCGATGAAGTGGAGCAGATCGTTGCACGGGATGTCCTTGCCTGGTGCCGTGTCAACCGCCGGATCGTACAGCGAGATGACGGCCCGCCTAGTTTCCGGGTCGGACTTCAGCAGGCGGACCACGTGCGCCAGCTGGTCGACACCGCTCCTTCCCAGATGTTGTATGCCGCGGTCGACCTCGCCCCAGCGCCGTAGCCGAGGGCCGTAGCCCCCGCGCCACACCTTGCCGTCGTCGCTGAACTCGGCGGCCCGGGGCAGGTAGTTGCTCAGCCACTCGATGTCATTCCGACCGGCCAGAATCCAGGCCGACTCGGCGATCTGTGCAGGCAGCGAGGCTTTGCGCTTGGCGGCTGTGATCACCCGCTCGAGAGGATACTTGACGGTGATTCGGTTCATCAGTTGTTCTCGAGTCGTGCCGTTACGACTCGGTACCTCATCGCTCGCGAGCAGGTACCGGGCCATACCCCGCAGAGCATCCGTCGGGGTCGTGTACGTTTCCCTCATTTCGTTCCTTTCGGTTCGGGTGTTACGTGCCAATGTACGGGCAGCATCAAGGGCGGGGGCGGCCCGTAGCTGGACACGTACGCGGCCGGGTGCTCGCCCCCCTTGCGCTGGTAGCGGTCATACTTGAAGAACTCGCAGAACGTGTTCTGCACGTCCATCAGCGATGGCGGCCGGTCGCCGAGCAGCACCGAGCGCTCGGACGCCCAGAATTCCCGGGCGTGGCGTATGCCCGCGACGTAGTCCCCGGTCCAGCCCCAAGCCCGGATGCCCTTGCGGCAGCCCGGCCCCGGCATGATGAAGTCGTTCTCGTCGTCCGAGCCGTAGGGCGAATAGCCCCAATCGGTGAGGATTTGCATGGACAGGAAGTCGCCGACCCCGTACAGCTTGCGCAGCATCTCGAACCGATCTTGCGGCCCCGAGGCGGCCAGGTAGTCGCGAGCCACCCGGCGCCGGGCGACCCGAATCAGGTCCATCACGTGGTCGATCTTGTCGCCCCGGTGCCCCGGCTGGGGGATGATGAGGTAAGCGCCTGAGAAGACAGGCTGGCCCGTCGAGCGTAGGTCCTTGAGCAGACGCCCGACGGTTTCCAGGTCGCGCATGCCCGGCCACCGGCCGAGCTTGTCGCGCATCCAGAGCCAGGTCTCGGGCCGGTTGGTGTACCGGTACATGAAACACCGGAAGAAGATGTCCTTCGGGCTCCCCCCGTCGTACAGCATCCGGACGAGTAGCTGACTGCCACGGTCAAGCACCCGGTACACGTTCGTGAACTTCCGGCCCGCGATGATGGGGTCGGTCGACCATGGCCCGAGCTCGCCTGCCTGCCTACGCTGCCAGGCCGCGTGCCGCTCCTCGACAAAGTCGAAGTACCGCATGTCCAAGTCGTACACGTCATTCCTTCCGGTAGCGTCGGGTGTGGAATCCCTCCACCCGAATAGGCAAGTCCGGCGCCCAGCTGGGCGACCGGCCCATCACCTCGGCGATCTCGTCGAACCTACCGTCCGACTCGACTACAGCCTCATCATGCACGTGCAGCACCACCCGATGCCCGCCATCGTGCAGACGGACGAGCGCGTCGGCGAGCACGTCGCGGGCGACAGCTTGCGTGATGTTCTCGGCGAGGCGACCGCCATAGGTGTCGCTCGGCGCCCCGGTTCGGGGGTCGATGAACCTGATCACCCGCCGAGGCCCGTACGGACCGGCAACGATGGCGTGGTGCGCCTTGCGGTACACCAGCGCGCGGCCGCTCGGGAGCCTGAGAAGACGATCCTTGCCGTCCTTCTCGACTTGCACCCGGCCCGACCCGATCGGCCGGTCGGCCGCCAAGAACCCGTCGTGCAGATCGCCCCAGAGCGAACAGATGGACGGGTTGGCCTTGCGCCACTGGTTGACCAGCATGTGAAGCTTATGGTCGCTGCCCATCGACCCGCCCCCGAGGGCCTTCAGGCTTCCGATTCCCCCGCTGTACCCGAGCGCCAGCACCGCGATCTTGCCCTCGGCCCGGCTGAGGCCGCCCATGCGCTCGGCGGTTTCGACGTACAGATCGCGGTGCGCCCTGAACGCATCCAGAACCCACTGCTCGCCCGCGAGCCAAGCGACGACGATGGCCTCAATGCTCGCGTAGTCGAATACGTCGAACGGGCCTTCAAACAACGATCGCACCAGCGACTTGAGCACCGTCTCGCTCATGTCGACACCGGTTTTCAGCTTGGCGATCTGGGTGTCGATCTCGTCCTCGGTCATCTTTATGGTGCCCCGCTGGGGCATGTTATGGACCTGGAAGCCCTTGCCCGACCACCGGCCGGTATGCGCGCCATAGAAGCGCAGCTGGCCCCGTAGCCGGTTATCCTCGCTGATGCCCACCAAGGCCGCTGAATACTTCTTGGCGGCCACCAGAGCCAGGTCTTGGCGGAGCCGTAGCACGTCGCCGACCGCGGTTCCGGCGTGCCGTTCGAGCGCCTTCTCGACCGTCTCTTTGCGGAGGTTCGGCAGCGGTGCGCCGTTCGCGTGCAGCCAAGTCATCATCTGTTGGATGCTGCTCGGGTTGGTTATGCCCGAGGCCGCCCAGACCTGGATCTCGCCCTCCATCCGGTTGGCCTCGCTCGCCCGTACACCCTGGATGGCCATCTTGTGGTCAACCGGTAGGCCCCGGTCGTTGATATGCTGGTCGACCTCCCAGACGCGCTGCTCGGCGTCGGACAGCGGGGCCATCTTGTTTGAGGCGTCGCGCATGGTCACGACATCCTGGCGGCAGTACTCGACGAACTGATTCCACTTCTCAGGGTGGTCCTCGGGCAACCGGCGTTTGCCGTTACGGTCAGGGACGCAGAACCAGCGAACCAGGGCCGAGCCCGCGGTGTCTTTCAGCTCGCCACCGATCGCCCGCCCGAGCCGGTCGAGCGATGCCGGGTAGCCGTTCGCCGAGGCTTGCGCCATCGTGCAGCGCCACAACTCGGGCGGCATGAAGAAGGGCCATTCGGCCTCGCCGGACCAGTCGTGCAGATACGCGAACCGGCTGAAACAGACGCGCTCGAACATGGCATTGTGCGCAACCCGCTTCTGCACGACGGCCGGGTCCCACAAGCCTGGTATGGCGTCGATCTCTTCGGCCCCGATCGCCACCTGAACCGGCCCGTCGTCGATCGCCCAAGCTGCCATTAAGATCATGAAGTCGGGGTCCTCTACGTAGGCGTAGACGCCGCTGTCGATAGGGGTGGCCGAGTACGTTTCGATGTCAATCCAGAGCTCGTTCATGGTTCCTTCCGTGGGGTAGGCCGAAGAGGCGGGGGCCTCGCTGCTGAAGCCCCCGCCCGGTAGATCAGAGGACGCTGTCGCCGTCCTCGTCGTCGAGCTCATCGAAGTCGTCTTCGGCTCGGGTGCGGCCGCCGAGGTAATCGCCGTCGGCGAGCTTCTGCACGTGGTTCAGGCCGAACGTGACGCCGATCTTGCCGTCGAAGTTGTACGGGAAGCAGTTGAGCGACACCCGGGCGTAACAGCCCGAGTAGACCTCGGTGCTGTCCATGATCGGGTTGAGCGACCGGTCGACGACGCCCGGCCGGTTCTTGCTGGACACGTTCACCGTCCAGTGACCGGCGTCCTCTTCCGAGTCCGACTCGTCGCCATCGTGGATGGTGTCCCACGACTGCCCGGTGCCGGGCTCGCCCCGGAGCTTCTTGCCGTTGAACTTCCCCTGCTCGCCTTGGGCGATCGCCATCTTCTGGGCGGCGCGCATCTTGGCCATCGTCGCCCGGTCGGACTTCGGGATCAGCAGCTTGCACTGATACTTGGGGTTGTTGCCGTCCTTGTCGAGCCGCGGCTCGAACAGGTTGACGTAGGAAAGTCGCGCCTTGCCGGTGACGACCTTGGTCTGTGATGCGGTGGGCATTCGTGCCTCCTGGTTGGTGTTGGTTTGGGCCGGGCTCGGCCCGCCCCTCGGCTCAGGCCGGGGGGAGTTCTTGGTGGGTCAGCCAGTCGGCGACCGGCTTGACAGGCATGCGCAGCACGCCAGCGACAGTGACCTCATTGCGAGCGCCGGTCGAGAATTCCCACCCGGGGAGGATGGCGACGCCATCGCACTCCAGCAGGCCCTTCAGATCGTCCCTCAGTAGGTCGACGTAGTGCCGGGTCATATGGCTGTCGACTCGCTCGGCCGGGTCCCACACTCGGAACCCGGCGTTGCGCAGTTGCCGCGCGGCACCGTTGAACGCGGGATAGTTGCACTCGGGGTAACCGGTCATGGGACCGGCGACGTACAGCATCCGGATGGGCCGTACGCCAGTGGCGTACGGGGCGTGGAAACCCGACTCGACGCACTCGAAGATGAACCCCTCGCCGCCGACGAACTTCTCGACGGCGCCCCCACACCAGCAGGGCTTGAGGAGTGTTTCGGATTGCTTCATGCGGGTAGCCCTCTCGTGGGTTCGGTTTGGTCGGTGTAGCAATGGCAACCCTACCCCCGGCGCTCGGCCGGGGGTAGGGGTTAGACGTCTGCCTGGAAGTCGGCGGCCGCGTCGGCGGTCCGGTCGATCGGCGGCCGCTTGTCGCTCTCGGGGACCAGGCTCGGGGCGCCATCGGGCTTGACGATGAACGAGCCGAGCACGTCCTGGAAGTTCTTGCCGAGGGCCTTCTCGAGCTCCCCGAGGGCCTTCAGCTTAAAGGTGGCGACCTCCTCGGCGTTATACCCCTTGTCGATCGCGGTCTGGATAGCGTGCACGTGCTCGGCCGCTGGAATCGAACGCCGCCCAGCTGCCCGGACCACCTTCCAGCCCGGGATGACCTCGCCCTCCACGTATGCCTTGCGCATCGCTGTCTCGTGTACCGAGTCGGCCCACGTTCGGATGCCCTTCAGGTCCTTGAGGATCTCGGCGAGCTCCTGGACCGTGAGCAGGTCGGGGTCGGAGGCAAAGTCGTGCGCGGTCGCCCATTCCATCCGGGCTCGGCACTCGCCCGCCAGGGGGCACCACCGGCATGCCTTGTCTGACGGCCCAAACGCCGGAGAGGGCGCATGTAGGGCCTCCTCGACGATTGGTAGCAGGCTGTCGCGCCAGGCCCTGAGATCGTCGGCTCGCATCGTGAACCGTGACGTGCTGTTCAGCCGGGGCTGGTACACGATCATGACGACCTCATCGACCTCGACCAGTAGGTCGGCGATCGTTTCGAGTGCCCCGACCCCGTACAGCATCAGCTGAGGATTCTCGTAGGCGTCGACCGGCACACCCTGCCCGTACTTCAGGTCCACAATGATCAGCTTGCTCGCGCCGACGATGGCGGTATCAGCCGTGCCCCAGCACAGCTGGACGCCAGTGTTCACCCGCTGCTCGAGAAGGAGCACGGCGCCCGGGCCTGCCTCGGCGAGCAGGTCGCGCAGCAGGTCGACATAGCCGTCCGTGTGGATGTTCATCTCGTCGGCGTCGTACCCGGCCGACTGCACCTTCCGGTTCAGCGCCATCATGGCCTTCATGTCGGGCTTGCCGAGCAGCACCGACCGCGCCTTGAGCTCGGCCATCGCGTGCGCCGTGGTGCCCTCCTCGGCGTAGACAGACGTGCGGTTGTCTCGGGGCAGCTTCTCGATCAGCCGAACCGAGGCCGGGCACGAGATCCAGCGGTCGCTCGACGATGGGCTGAGCCGAGCGTGCTCGTCAGGCATTACGGTGTCTCCTTGGTGTTGGTCTCTGGAAGAATGCCGAGCAGCACCTGAGCCATCTCGGTGATGGCTTGGGCGTTCGACTCGACGGCACCGGTTGAGAACCCGGCGAACAGAACGGTAACCTCGCCCGGGTCTTGGTCGGCGGTGACCCGTACGATCACCTCCACGCACCCGGCCGTGCCGAGCACGGTCGGCAGGAGTTGCCCGCGTGGCAGAAAAGCCACGCGGGCAACCGCTTCGGTCGGAGGGATGGTCACCCGAGGGCCTTCATGAAGGCCGCAACCTGCCCGGGGGCAAGCTCGCCGACCCGCTTGACGCCGACGGCGTCCAGGGCCTTGCGCACCACCGACGTCTTGCCGTCGCCGACCAACTCCCGGGCGCGGGCCTGAGCCTCGTCCAGCGAGGGGCCATCGCCCATCACGTCATCGGCGGGCTCGTCGACCGGCTCCGGCTCGAGCTCGGGCTCGGGCTCGGGCTTGGGCCGGGGTTTCGGGCCGGGCTTGCGCCGAACCGGTGCGGCGGGTGCCTCGGGCTCGGCGGCCTGGGCCTCGGGCTCGGACTTGATGACCGCGACGGCCGGCTCCTCGGCTACCAGCGAGTCAATGAAAGCCCGGACGGCCTTCAATTCCTCGGCGGTCGTTCCCACCGTGTCGAATGAAACATGTACGCCCATGTTGGTTTCCTTTCCTTTGGGCTGATTTACTGCCTGCACCGAGCCTATAGCAACTCGGCGAGATCTTGATCGACGTTGCTCGTCCTGATAAACAACAGCTGTGGACCGTAATGCGGAATCCGGCGCCTGCCCTCGATCGTCTTCCACCCCGGCATATCATGCATCACTTTCGCCAGGTCGATCAGTTCGCGGCGGGTGTGGTCGCCTCGGCGCCGGGCCATGGCCTCGCACCACAGCTGGAGGGTACAGACCTCATTCTGCTTGCGCACGCCCGGCGTGAAGTTCTCGTCGTCGCCGAGGGCGAGCCACCCGGCCCGGCGCTCGGGCGACCACGACTCCCACTCCAGCGGCACGTCGCGCTCCAGGTACTCGGCGACGATGCCGCGCAGCACGTCCTCCTCCGTGTACGTTTCCCGGTTCACTTTCGCCAGCGCCGATTCCGCCTCGTCCAGGAATAGCTTCTCGCCCGCCCGGTACCGGTAAACCGCTTCGGCCCACACTTGCTCCACGTAATCGTCGGTAAGGGCGTCGAAATCCACCCGCTTCTCGCAATGCACAATCAGGAATCGACGATTGCCCTCCATCCGGTTCAGGAAGATCTTGTCGTTCGTCGACCCCCAGATGACACAATGCCTCGGGTGTGGCGCGGCCTCGCGGTCGTACGGCATTCGGAACACGTCTTTGGTTCTGGTGAGGAATTCCTTCTGAGCGTCGGCATCCGCCTTGCTAATGGTGTGGCCCTCATCGCTGACCATGATCCAGGAGCGTTGCATCGCGATCAGGGTGTCCTTGTCACCGATGCGGCCGAGGCTCGCCGAGTAGCCGCGCGACAGCTTGTCGATCCAGAAGGTCTTGCCGAGGCCCTCGTCCCCGTACAGAATCAGGGTGTGGTCCCACTTACACCCGGGGTCGAGCATGCGGGCGGCAGCCGCCACGAAACACTTCCGGGCTACGGTGCGGGTGTACAGGGTCGGGGTTACCCCGGGCAGGCACGTCTCGAGCCGGTCGGTACCGTCCCACCTGAGCCGGAGCAGCCACTCGGCGACCGGGTTACGGCGCCGACGGTGCGCGGCCGTTGAGACCGCCTCCTTGACGCGCTCACGGCTGACTGTGGGCAGCTGATACGTGCGCTCGACGTGCTGGGCAAGCTCGGACGTGTCGACGGCCGTGAACGTTTCGAGCCCTTCGGCCATTTCCCGCCAGGGTAGGTCGCCGTCGGCCTCAACCGACAGCGTCAGCTCATTGAAGTACAGCTTGCGCAGCACCGGGTCGTTGTCGCGCAGCAGGTCCCAGTTCTGGATGGTGTTCTTTACCCGGTTGTGCCGGTCGCGGTCGAGTTGCGCGAGCCACGCTTCATCGTCGCCGAGGTTCTCGAAGTCGACGCCGAGCATGTCCGTCATGACGCGCGGGTTGGTGCGGGCCTCGTCCTCGAATGCCAGATGCGACGGGAGTTTGTTGATGGGGGTGTTCGGGTCGGACTGCTCGTCTAGGTGGCCGTACCGGTGCAGCCGTACCAAGTCGAACGCCGAGCATGTTCGGCCGTGCGCCGGGTCGGTGACGTGATGGCTGAACACGAACCCGTCGGCGATCTGGTTGAGCCCGGCGATCGCTTTGGCCCCGGCCAGATGCCAGCGTCCTTCGGACACCTTCTCGTACGGAAGTTCGTATAGCTCGATCGCCTCATCGAACGTGAACACCCGGTTGAACGCGCCCGGCACCCCGGCGAGCTCTTGCGGGTCTCGCTTGCGGGTGCGAGGCGTCGGCAGCTTGGTGAGGTCTGGGTCCCATTCGTCGAGCAGCGCGGCCGACGGTAGCGGCACCCCCTCGAGATGGTGGAACTGGAACCAGTCGGGGTGTTGGGCGCTCGGCCAGTACATGAACCGCTCGGGCTGAACGGTGGTCGGGTCGAACGATGCCTCGCCGAGGGTGTGCACCAACTGAGTAGCGATCGCGTGATATTCGTCGGGGGCTACCGACCGGTCAAGCGGCAGCAGTATGCGCACCCGTACGGCGTCGGGGGCCGACTGCCAGGTAGTGTGCACGACGGCCTCATAGCCGAGGGCGTCGAGCCGGTCGAGTATGTCGGGCAGGTCGACATCTGTGTCTGCGTCCAGGGCGACGGTGTTCCGGTCCAGAATGGTCGTCTTCGACCTTCGGGCGCCGCGTAGGGTGCCGAGCACGTACCCCCCGCACTCCTTCTCGGTGGCCGGGGTGCGCAGCCGGTCGAGCAGGTCGGGCCACGATATGGTTTCGGCTCGCCAGGTCTTGGCGTCGGTGCGTTGTGCGGTAGCGATGGGCAGGGCTGACGGGTAGGTCATAGCACTCCTTCTAGGTGATCGAGTAGACCATCCTGTACTGACACCTTACCGTCGAGCGTGGCCCTGATGACGTAGTCGACGGTGTCTGGAGACATGAGGGTGTGCACCACGACCGGGCTCGTCTGGCCCGACCGGTGCAGGCGCTTGTTCCCTTGCTGCCAGTGCTCGCTAGGCCAGGGCGGGCTCATCCAGATGATGGTGTGGCCCCCTGATTGCATGTTCATGCCGTGGCCGATGCTGGCGGGGTGCGACAGCAGCACCGGGATTTCACCCTGGTTCCACCGGGGGTACCAGCCGGGGTCCTTCACGGTCTGGGCGACGGTGCCCCCGAGCGACCGCGAGGCACGGATGGCCTCCTGGATGCGCTTGGCTTCCTCGACGAACCGATAGAAGATCAGGAGGGGCTGGCCCTGGGCCTCCTCGATCATTTCGAGCAGCACGTCCAGCTTGGCGTTGTGCACGTGGGTCGACACGCCGGTGTCCCGGTCCTCCGGGTACAGGAAGCCCGACACCAGCTGGGACAGCCGGGAGCTGAGGGCGGCCGCGTTCGTGACCGAGTGAGTTACCTCGCGGCCGAGGCCGATATCGAGCACGTCGGCCCACAGCTCGCGGCGCAACTTGCGGTAGGTGCGCATAACGCCATCGGACAGCGGCACCTTCACCTCATTGTAGGTAACCTCGGGTAGGTGCACCCGGCCCTCTGTCTTCATGCTGAGACAGAGGTCTTCAAGTTTGGTGTAGATGGCCTTCTCGGCGCCGGGGCGGGGTTCGAGGCCGACCGGGATGCCGTTCGGCAGTCGGCGGGTCGTCGTGAAGTAGCGGTCGCGGTAGCCGGTGATGGCGCGGCCGAGCCGGGCTCCGTCGTCGAGCAGGAAGATCTCGGCCCACAGGTCGAGCAGGCCGTTAGATGCGGGGGTGCCGGTAAGGCCCCATACGCGCCGGGTGCGCATGCTTTGGCGTACGGCTCGGGCGGCCTTGGTTCGTTTCGACGAACGGGACTTGAAGGAGCTCAGTTCGTCCAGAATCAGTAGGTTGTATGGGGTGGTCGAGTCGGGGTCGAAGTCCCGGCCAGACTTGGTGTAGAAGTCGCTGGCGATGACGTCGCGCGTGATGACGGTGATGTCGGGGGTGCGCCCGGATCGTAGCTCGGCGCGCCGGGCCGCGGCGGGGCCGGTTATGAGCCGGAGCGTGAGGTCGGGCCGCCAGCGCCGCTGCTCTTCGGGCCATACTTCTTCGGCTACCCGCTTGGGCGCGATGACGAGTACCGGTAGGTGCTCGGGCTTGAGGGCAGACAGGCAGATGGCGGTCTTGCCGAGGCCCATGTCCAGAAAGAGGCCCGCGCTTTCGCGCTGGTGGAGGAAACTGATGGCCTCATGCTGGTAGGGCCTCAGATCGTCCTGAGGAGTCCAGGCCGTCATGGCGCTCACAGCACGCCACAGAGGGGGCATAGGGCGCCCTCGGAGGTTGCCGTCCAGCCCTTCTCGTGCAGCTGGGCGGCCGCGAGCATGCCGTGAGGGGTCGTGAGTACCTCCTCGGCGGCGTGGCACTCGGCGCACTCGATCGACCACCGGAGAGTCATGGTGTGCAGCAAGTCGTTGATGCGCTCCTTCTCGGCGAGCAGGGCCTTCAGGTCGACGTCTTTGGCGGGGGCGCCGAGGGCGGGGCGGGCGCTCGCCATCACAGGTCCTCGGGCCGGTCGACGAGTCCGACCGAGTAGGTGAGCGTGACCTGGATGCCGTCCCGCACGGCTCGGCTCCGCACCGACAGGAGGACCAAGGTGCGGGTGGTCGCGGTTAGGGCCATCGCGGTCGCCCGCTTTCCGGCTTCATCGCGGGTGGCCGCGGTCGCGGTGACCACCAGGTCAATCGTGTTCATTTCGTTCCCTTCGGGCAGTCGGGGCACACCCGGCGACCTGATCGAGCGATCGTCCACCGGTTGTCGTGTCGGTTCGGGCAGAACCGAGGTAGGACACCACTGTAGCCGAGGGCGCGGCTCATGGAGTGGAGCCAGGCGTCTACCTCGGCGAGCCCGGCAAGGACCTGGACGGGGAAGCCGAGTTGGGCGGCCTGGTGGTGCCAGATGACCTGTCGCCCGCGGGGCTTCTCGCCTTCCTGCTTCAGCTCGACGAACGCGGCGTGCCCGCCAGGCAAGAGAACGATGCGGTCGGGGGCTCCGGCCTCGATCGGCGCGAGCTTGATGGGTTTGCCTCCGAGGCCGCGCTTGACGCCGAGGCTGAAGCGGGCCTCGACGGAGGACTCAAGGGTGGTGTTCATGCGGCAAGCCTAGGCGGTCGGTGAGCTCGGCAGCGGTCGGTAGGGAGGACGCGGGGGGCCTTGTGTGGGTGCTGGGGGTCGCCTATACTCGCGCGTCGCGCGCGCTTTTAGAACTACAGCAGATGTTCAAGATACATCTCGAGATAGCACTGGTGTTATTTGTTACCAAAAAACCTTCTCTCTCTTTGTGCAGGCGGCGATTAGGGAGCCATCCCCTAGTGGGATGAGCCAAAGGGGTCGAAAATGAGCCAGAGCGGCCGTCGAGTTACCGCTCAGAGCGTTACCGAGTGCATCTCGAGATATCCAAATAACATCCAAATAACGGTCCAAATAACGTTACGGGGTCAGATCCAAATAACGGGCAAATAACGGGCTGGTGTTGCTAAGGTAACTATCGGCTCGGGTGATGGTGACGTCTGACTAGGGGTTTGGCGCTTTGCACCATAAACCGAGGTCTGGGTTGAATATCCAAATAACAGGTAACGCGGGAGGCGGTCTAGAAACCGGGGCTTCCCTCAGCCGGGCGGGGTGCGATGCTTGGGGCCTCATCGCCAAACGGAAGGTCCAGTCCCGATGAAGCTCACCAGCATCGCCCTCGCCCTCGGGTTCGCCCTCGCGGGTTGCGCACCCTCGGCTCCCGCCAACACCAGCCCGGCTCCGGTCCCGGCCGTCTGCCTCGCGGCGCTCGACGAGGCCGACCGAATGAACGCCTTGTTCGTCGACATCATGGGGATCGTGAGTCGCTCCTACGACGCGATCGCCGAGAACGATTGGTCCGAGGTCGACAAGCTGGCCAAGGAGCTCAAGGCCAAGAACGCCGAGCTCAGGGCTCTCGAGTACTCGGCCAAACGCGATCGGTGCAGGGCCGAGGGATGATCGTCCGCCGGAAGTCACCCGAGGCGGAAGCCCGTCAACTGAGCGACGACCCCCACCTATGGATCAGCGTCTACCTCTGGGTGGAGAAGATCGCAGGGTCGTTCGACGTCAACGACCCCGAGGCGATGCACGTTCCCCCGGCACGGGGTGTCTCGATCGACGCTCGGACCGGTGAAATGGTGGTCGCCACGAACCGTGGACTTCAGCCCGCGAAAGTCGGGGATTGGGTTCTTCTCGACCAGATCGAAGGCTTCTCGGTCATAACCCGAGCCTCGTTCGAGGCCGAGTATGAAGCGGCCTCGACGGGCCTCGTTCGAGGCCGAGTATGAAGCGGCCTCTCCGGGCCTCGGCGGGCTTCTTCTGGCGGGACAGATTTTGGCGCGGGCGTCACGCGAGAAGCCCGCTAAGCTTGCCTTGGCGGTTGGGTAGGCCGCGTTGCACCGAGGGCCGGGGTTCCGAGTGAAAGCTCCCCCGGCCCTTGCCGCTACTATGGGTGTCACCAAGCGGCCGGGTGCCGCGAGACCGGGAGTCGATAGGGGCACACGATGGGCAAGAAGTACGAAGAACTACGGGGTTCGATCATCGACCTGTGGCGCGAGGGCCTGTCGAGAGGCGAGATCTCGCGCCAGCTGGGCCTGAACGATGCTGTCGTGACCAAGGTGTGCCAAGAGGAGAAGTTGGTGTTCGACCGCACCACCAGCGTCAGCAAGACCAAGGGCCGTCTCGAGCAGGCCGCCGAGCAGCGGTCGCGGATCATGCACCGCATGATGAACGCCTCCGAGGCCATGCTCGACTTGCTCGATCAGCCCATGATCGTGTTCAACTTCGGTGGCCGCGACAACACCTACGCCGAGCAAGAAGTCTCGTCGCCGCCGATCGCCGACAAGCTCCGGCTGATGCAGGCCGCAGGGATCGGCGTCGACAAGGCTCTCGACCTGGCAGCCCACGACGCGGGCTCGGCCCGAGTGTCGATCAACCTGATCTTGGCCACGGCCGAGAAGCTCGGGCTGGACACCAGCGATGGCGAGTGAGTTCTGCCAACACTGCCACGCGGCCATCCGGTGGTCACCCATCCATGGGGAGTGGGTGCACACCCACACCGGGCTCAGGACTTGCCTGAGCACAAACGCCGAGCCCCATGACCACTGAACCCAAGCTCGACATCGGCCTGACGGACAAGCAACTCGAGAGCGTACGCGAGTCGACCGCGGCATACAACATCTGGGAAGGAGCGGTGTCGTCGGGCAAGACGGTCGGCTCGCTCTACCGCTGGATCATGTTCGTGCTCAACACGATGGACCTCGGGGGCGAGCTAGTCATGACGGGCCGCACCAGGGACTCCGTGTGGCGTAACAACGTGCTGCCCATGATGGAGCAGTACCCCGGGGTTGTGCTCGGCAACCTGGGAGCACCCACTTGCCGCATCGCCGGGCGCGTGGTGCACATCGTTGGCGCCAGCGACATCAAGGCCGAGGCCGTCATCCGAGGCATGACCATCCTGGGCGCCTACGCCGATGAAGTGACGACCCTGCCCAAAGAGTACTTCCAGATGCTGCTGTCGCGCTTGCGGGTAACCGGGCGCAAGGGGGGTCTCGCCTCCAAGCTGTTCGCCACCACCAACCCCGACCAACCGAGGCACTGGTTCAAGGTCGACTATCTCGACAACCCCCGGGCCTCGGCCGAATGGCGCCGATTCCACTTCACGATCAACGACAACCCCCGTCTGTCCAAGGAGTACATCCGCAAGCTCGACAGCCAATACACCGGGGTATGGCACGACCGATTCATCAAGGGGTTGTGGGTCGCCGCCGAGGGCGCCATCTGGGGCAGCTTCGACCGGTCCAAGCACGTGGTCGACACCGACCTCATGCCTCCGATGGAGCGCGTGCTCGGGGTCGGTATCGACTACGGCACCGTCCACCGAACCGCGGGGATGCTGCTCGGCTACGCCAAGAACCGGCTCTGGGTCATGGACGAATGGGCTCCCCCGGTCGGGCTCGCCCCATCCCAGTACAGCCTCCACTTCCGTACCTGGCGCGACAAGCTCGGTGACGAACCAGAATGGGTGTGGGTCGACCCGGCCGCGCGCGACTTCCGCGAGCAGCTGTACTACGACGGGGTCAGCAATGCGGCCAAAGCCTTCAACGCCGTGGTGCCCGGCATCCGGATCGTGAACTCCATGCTCGCCACCGACCGACTGATGATCTGCGAGAAGGCGAAAGAGCTGATCGACGAGATGCCCGGCTACGTCTGGGACAGCAAGGCCGCCGAGCGAGGCGAGGAGTCGCCTGTCAAGGAGAATGATGACTTCTGCGATGCGCTGCGCTACGTGGTGCAGTCGAGTCAGGCCTCCTGGCGGTCCCTCATCCCCATCCATACGCTTGTCGGCGACGCCGAGCAGGCCCTCCCCAAGACGCTCGAATATACAGACGCCTGGCGGGCCTAGCCGCGCCCTCGGGTTGGAGTACGATGGTCGCATGCAACCTACCTACCTTGCCCTGGTCGAGCGGCTATCGCTGGTCACGGCGCTCGCTGCTCTGGCCCTCATGCTGGCCCTGGTGTTCCTATGATCCCCACCTACGTCATCAACCTCGATCGCCACCCCGATCGCATGCGCCAGATGGAAGAGATCTGGGGCTCCGACATCATTCGTGTCCCCGCTGTCGACGGCTCGGCCCGCGACCCGGAAGCCATCTGGGGGTTCGCTGTCGACGCCGCGAGCACCCCCGGCCAAGACGTCGAGCGCGTCACGCTCAAGTACTGGCAGCGCACCTATGGGTGCTACTGGTCGCACATCAAGGCGCTGAACGCGGCGCTCGACGGCGGCCACGACCGGTTCATGATCCTGGAAGACGACGCCCGACCCCGGGGCAACATGGACGACCCGAGCCGCCCTCAGGACGGCGTGCTCATCTGGGGCGGGGCGCTCAAGGGCGGCAGCTACACGACGCACCACCGACGGGCCGCGGACCCCAACCCGCCGACCGGCTGGCACCGCATCCAGGGCTTGAAGGATGCCCGGCTCCGGTACCAGTCGCACGCCACCGAGTATCCGCGACTGCTCGCGCTCGACTGGCAGATGGTGATTCTCGAGAACCCTGAGAGCTATGACATCTCGTGGTGGCAGGCCATGGTCGCGGTCCCAACCTACGTGCCTGGGGTCGAGCAGGTCTATCAGGAGCTCGACTTGGGCAGCGCCAGGCGCCGCGCAGACAAGCAGAAGCTGATCGCCGAGGGCGTGCCCTTCCGCTGGTAGCCTTGCGTCCATGGAGCTTACTGACGGTATGGACTGGCCCCCGACGCCAGGCGAGGTCCAGGCGTCGCTGTCCGAGTGGGATGCGTGGTATCGGGGCAGTGCCGACCGGCTGGATGCCGTCTATGGACAGCGCACGTTCGGTGTCCGCCCCTCCCAGCTGGCGGGCGGTCTGGTCGGCGGCGTGGGCCGGTTCCTGTGGGGGAACCCGGTGCCCCAGACCAAGAAGTACCGCATGCATCTGCCCCTCGCGGCCGATATCGCCAGCGCAAGCTCGGACCTCCTGTTCGGCCAAGAGACGCCCATCGTGTTCCCCGACGCGAGCAAGGCCGCCCGCGACCGGATGCAGCTGGTCATGGAGGGCAACGGCTGGCAATCCCTTCTGGCCGAGTCGGGCGAGTTGGCCTCGGCGCTCGGGGGCACGTACCTCCGGGCCGGGTGGGACGCCGACGTGGCCGACCACGCCCTGATCACGACGATGGACGCCGACGCGGCCGTACCCGAGTTCCAGTACGGCCGACTCGTCGAGGTCACCTTCTGGACCGTCGTCGACAAGAGCGGACACGTGGTTCGGCGCTATCTCGAGACGCACCGGCCCGGCAGTGTCGAGCCGTCCTTGTGGGAGGGAACCAAGGACAAGCTCGGCCGCCGCATCCCCCTCGCCGAGTCCACCTTCAGCGCGGGCGTGGCCGCGACCGTAGACGGGGAGGGCCGGGTCGCGACCGGCATCAAGGGCCTGACCGCGGCGTACGTGCCGAACATCCGGCCCGCCCCCGTTTGGCGAGGTATCAGGGAGGCCCGGCACCTCGGCCGGAGCGACTTTGGCGCTCACGGGGTGCTCGACCTGTTCAACGCGATCGACGAGACCTGGACCTCCTGGATGCGCGACCTTCGGCACGCCCGGTCCCGCATCTTTGCCTCTCGGTCGGTGCTGGAGGGCCGCGGCTCGGGGGGCGGGGCCATGTTCGACAGCGACCGCGAGATCTATGAGTCGGTGAACCTGCCCCCCGGCGAGGACCCGGCGCTGTCCAAGATGATCCAGGCGCAGCAGTTCGCCATCCGGGTCGAGGAGCACAGCCGCACCATCAAGGAACTGACGCTCGCGGCGGTCAGTTCGTGCGGCTACTCGGGCTCGACGTTCGGGCTCGACAATGAGGTCACCAAGACGGCCACCGAGGTAGGCGCGGTTCGGCAGCGCACCGCGTCGACGTACGAGAAGAAGACGCGCTACTGGACGCCCGCGATCGAGCAGTTCCTCCGGACGGTCGCCGAGCTTGACGCCGTCCAGTTCCGTAGCCCCCTGGCGAGCCTGGGAGAGGTGAAGGTCGAATTCCCGCCGACGAGTACCCCGAGTCAGCTCGAGCTCGCCCAGACGGCCGTCGCCCTGAAGGGGGCCGGGGCCGCGAGCACCAAGACCCTGGTGGCCCTGGTGCACCCCGACTGGGATGGCGATCAGGTCACCGAAGAGGTCGGCCTCATCCTGTCCGAGGCCGAGCCCGCCCCGGCCGCCGAACTACCGCCCGGGGAGGACCCGGCGCTGCCCGACGATGCTCCTGAGACATGACCGTCAGGGGCCTTCTTAGTGGGAGCCTGGCGGCGCTCTACGAGCAATCGCAACTCGAGATACTCGGCCTCATCGCGAAACGCTTGGCTCGCGGCTCGACTGCACCAGACTGGGCGCTCGACAAGCTTCTGGAGCTTGCCTACCTACAGCAGGATGCGCGAAAGGTAGTCAAGCGCACCCGGAGACAGGCTCTCGAGCAGATGGCGGCCCTCATCAGCGACACATACGGTACGGCCGCATCCAACGCCATCCTGAGCAGCCTCGGGTCGCGGTCCCTCCAGCCGGGGCGGGGCGTCGTCAGCGAGGCCCAGCGGGTTCTCGTTGACGAGGCGGGTCGGTTCATCAACCGATCGAGCGTCCAGATCTTGCGGTCGGTCGACGACATCTATCGGGAGGTCATCACTCAGGCGAGCGGGGCCGAGCTTACGGGCACGCATACCCGCGTTCAGGTGATGCAAAGGTCGCTCGACCGGTTCGCCGACCGAGGCGTAACGGGGTTCGTCGACCGGCGCGGCCGACACTGGGAGATGCAGGCCTACGTGGACATGGCGGTTCGCACCGTTACGCACCACGCCAGCACTCAGGGGCACCTGGATAGCCTGGTCGCGAACGGCAACGATCTCGTCATCGTCAGTGACCACAAGGGCGAGTGCCCGACCTGCCGGAAGTGGGAGGGCACGGTGCTCAGCATCAGTGGTGCCGACCCCGACCGGCCCTCGGTGGCGCAAGCCCGGTCCGAAGGGCTGGAACACCCGGGGTGCCGCCACCGGTACGGCATCTATCTGCCCGGCATCACGCGGCTGCCCGAGCCGCAAGGCAAGCCCGAGGACTACGAACTCATCCAGAAGCAGCGCGGCATGGAGCGCAAGGTTCGGGCTCTCAAGCGCCGCGAGGCCGTGGCAGTGACACCCGAGGCCAAGGCCGACGCCCGGCGCAAGCTGAGGGACGAGCAGGCCCGTCTGAGGGAGCACGTCGCCGCGCACGACCTGAAGCGCCGTAGCGATCGCGAGCGCGTGATGGAGGGCAGGGCAGGCTAGGCCGGGGCGTATTGCTAAGCTGGGGGCGCCACCAAGGGCACCGAATAGAGGAGCACATCATGCGCCGTAAGATCATCGCCGTCGCCGTCATCCTGCTCGCGATCGGGGGCGTCACCGCCACCAGCGCGAGCCACGCCGTCCCGCAGGCCGGAGGCCCCGGGGAGTGGCCGCTCGCCAAGTGACACTAGCCGGGTAGCTCGCGGGGGTATGCTGACTCCATGAGCTACCCGGTGCGCCCGCTGTCCTCGATAGCCGCGGCGAGCGTTGCGCTGGATGCCGGCGCGCACCACCTGCTGACGCGAGCGCTGCGCACCGCAGGAAGGAATGCGTGATGGTCAGGATGAAAGTCAAGCACCCGCGATGCAAGAGGCCTGAGTGCGGCGTGCTGATCCCGACGTACCGATCGAGCGGGCTCTGCTCCGTGCACACCCCGCGTCCGCCGTACCGTCGTGACCCAGCCATCGAGCGCATGAACAACATCGTGGCCGAGATGATGCTGGCGCACGCCCAGCGCCGATGAACCAACCGCCGTGGGCAGGACGTCGAGCAGCCGGAGCGCTCAAGCGCGTACGTGAGTCATGGCGGGCAACCTTTCAGCGCTTGGTGAGGAACGGGCGGAGCATGTCGCGCATCTCGTCCAGGGAGTCCAGCGGGCGAGTCATGGTCGAGTCGGTGTTCGGGTATCGGCGCGCCCGATAGGCGTCGAGTGCGGCAGACACGTCGATGGCTTCCTTCTCCAAGAGCTTGATGGAGTAGCCGAGTGGCGCTCGGGCAGCGCTCCACGTGCCGTCCGAGCCTGCGCTCCATGGCACCTCCACGGTCTTTACGACACCCTCGCGGGTGATGCTCGTCACGCGGCCAGCAGTGACCTGGGTGCGAGTCTCGGGAGCTTCCCCGACGTAGAAGTCTCGGACAGTCTGGACGATGACGGCCAGGTCTCCACGCTTGGCTTTCATTGGGGGCAACCTTTCGAGTCGGAGTAGAGCCGCATGCTCATCGCAGGGCCTCGTTCTTGGTGAAGTCGGGCGTGAGGGCGGCCAGCTGGCCCACCAGCTCGGCCAGGGTGGGGAGGCTGGCCTGGCGCTCGGCCCGCCATTCGGCGTGCTCGGTGCGGGGGTCGCGGACCAGGATACCGGCGCGGTCGATGTTAAGCATTTCTTAGCTCCTTTCGGGTAGTTCGTTGCTAAGGGCAACTATGCCACTTCTTCTCCCCAAGCGCAACCACCCTTGGGATCACGACCGATTCCCCGCGCAAGCGGACGCCGAACATCCCGGTCCAGTGGGTTGGTGCGCCGTACCCCGTTCTGGTCCACACCGAGCTACTCGTACGGGAGGGCTGACATACGAGCGAGACCCGCCGACCTTGGTTCGGCGGGTCTTAGCGCTATGCTGTTCCCATGTCAGCTCAGCCATTCTTCATCCCGGGGGCTCCCGCCGAGCTCCTCAAGATCATCAACGATCGCCGCGCGACCATACCGCGCGGGATGACCATGACCGCGGGACCCGCCGAGGGTGCCCCGGCCGAGCAGCAGGGCAAGCCCGCCGAGGGCAAGCCCGCCGAGCAGCAGGGCAAGCCCGCCGAGCAGCAGGGCGGCAAGCCCGCCGACCCGCCCAAGGACGAAACCCCCGAGCAGAAGATCGCCCGGCTGGAAGCGACCCTGGCGAGCGTGCGCGACGACAGCGCCCGGAAGCGCCTCAACGCCAAGGAGCAGGCGGCCGCCGACCGCGAGTCCGAGGTCACGAACCGCATCCTCCAGGCCCTCGGACTCGGCAAGGATGGCGAGAAGGTCGTCAACGCCGACGAGCTTCTGGCCAAGCTAACCGCCGAGCAGGCCAAGAACAAGTCCCTCCAGATGCGCGAGGCCGTGCGCGACGCGGTCAGTGACGCCACCGAGGCGGGCCGACTGCTCAAGAACACTGACTTCCTGTCGGCGATCGAGGGCCTGGAGCCCGGCGATTCGACTGGCATCAAGAAGGCCGTCACCGATACGCTGACGGCGAATCCGTGGCTCAAGTCCGCGCCGGGTGCGCAGGGCAAGAGCGGCACCGATATGTCCGGCGGGACCGGGGATGGTGCAAAGGCCAAGGCCGCGACCTTGGAGCAAGCGATCCAGGCTCGCTACGCCTGACTCCCTGAAAGGACCCCGCAATGCCCGTTTCCCTGGCGCAAGCCTCCCAGAACACGACCGACGATTTGGACCTCCAGGTCATCGACGAATTCCGCAAGTCGTCTTGGTTGCTCGACCGGCTCACGTTCGATGACGTCGTCAACCCGGCCGGTGGTGGCTCGTCCCTCACCTACGGCTACCGGCGCTTGTCGACTCAGCCGACCGCCGCATTCCGTGCGGTGAACAGCGAGTACGTGCCGACCGAGGTCAGCACGACCCGCCACACCGTGGACCTCAAGGTGCTCGGCGGCAGCTTCCAGATCGACCGCATCTTGGCCAAGATCGGCC